AGCTCTAATACATATGGCCGCTTTCCCATCTGCGTCTGTACTAAGTTTGGTTCTAGTAATATGCTTTCGAACAAGAGAACGAGTGCAGTCTCCATCGAAAACCCGCGGAAGACATTCTGTAGTGGAGCACATGACTTTAGCTGCCACGTGGTCCATGACCAGTTTCTTCAACGGGTCTGTCATTTGCCGACCGACTTTGACTTTTCTCTTTCGCCGCTTTCTTGAAGTAGCACCACTTGATGGTGGGGATACATAAGCAGATGTTAAGGGCTGGGTCTTCTTTCTTGTCATGGTTCACAAAGTTCATTAGTGTTTATTGTTATTGGTTTTATGCACCGCCTAGGCTAGATGCACCGCTCCTTCTTCTTCCAACAGTGATTTCAACTCATGGTAATTATCATTATGTCTAACTTCATGCAGAAAGACATCAATCAAATCATAGTTGATTTTGCGAGAAGCCAATTTATGCAAGGCCTTGGGCCAAGAATCAAGAGCCGGTTTCCAACTTTTAGATTTGATGAATCTATGAGAACAATAGAAGACATCATCCGTAATTAGGACCGGATCCCTCAACTTAAAGCCTAAATCATCATAAGCCTTAACAATTTCAGCCTCGGTCTTGTCATGGTTCTCAAGGCAGTCATCACCAGTGGCTCTAGCTCCACTGGCTCCTGCTAAGTATGCCATGTCAATACGCATATCACTATTAAAATAAGTGGTAACGAATCTCCCAGACAACATGCCTCCAGGTTCATAAGAAACATAAAGGCGTGCATGACCATGAGTGGTGACCGCGAAAACGGGATCAAGCAAACATTCATTATGAGAACGAACTGCTCTCCTGTAGGAATCGAATCCACTTATAGGCAGGACACGCAACCGTCTTTCCACACACTCTCTCAAATAAGAAGCGTGGAGTGAACGATCCATACCACTGACGTCAGTAGACCATAAATTCCGTCGATTCAACGATTCACAAAACTCATAAGCCATTTCGTCTGTAAAACCGATACCAATAACAACCCCGGCTCTCGGATACGCCTCCTTCACTGTTTCCACAAAATCACTATAAAGAACACGTTCAACTAGTTGATCGACAAGCGATAAACCAGTGACGATCCTCCAACGGCCATCACGGGCTTTACGACTAGGATGTCCTTCAAACTTCTCAAATGGAAGAACGAAGTCGACAAACCCACGATTAACCCTGTCCATAGGACCGTCAGGCAATTCTGCAGTGAACAGCAAACGGAGCCTCTCCACAACAGCGTCAACTACCAGCTCTTTATGCTGGGCTAACACTGCTGCGTTGGTTGCTCCGAGAGTATTGACAAAGCTTCCTGGTGTCGACGTTCTTTGAACAAAGTTGATATGGTATTCAACTGCTGCTCTGAGAACGTCCTCTGACCAGTTCCCATCTGCAAAAGGGTGTTGCATAACGTCTTTAAAGTCTGGATTTGGGCTTGCTTCGAACGTCTTTTGGGAACAGGCTCTGCCGAGAGAGCCGCCTGGGCGGGGTTTGGTTTTGGTTCCTCTACTATAGGCGAGGGATTTGACGACTCTTCTCCAATTAGCTGTTGTTGGGGGGTAGACATAATCGGAGACTTCTGGGAATCTAGAGGACACTCTGTCACCAACTGGGTAGACTTTTGTGTTTCTCTGACCGATCTTTCGACCGATATCACAGGTGCCGATGAAGAACAAGGGTTGGTCATACCCCATGCTCTCCTCAGCTCGTTCAAATCTCTGCTGGTAGGTTGAGAGATAGTGGCTTCGGACTGCTGCGAAGCCCCCGCCACCACAGGGGCCCTGCAGAAATCCTGACTATGACCGGGAGTTTGATCACCCTCGTTTGTCCACAAAGGTGGCATCTCCGTACGGTCATTGAACCACTCATCATCATCATCACTATCAAACTCGAATCTAGTAGGCTGAACATTCTTCCTCTTTTTATCAAAATTGCGAGCACGACCAGACATAAACTGTCTGTATGCTTTGGCATTTTGTCTTTCAGCATCAGCCTCTTTAAGGTCATTCCATTCATCGTCAGCCTGCCCATAGACAGGCTCGTCTCCAGTAGCAGATTCTGGATCATATTTGACGTATGCTGGAGAAATGACAGATCCTACGTTTGCTTCGCCTTCCAAAGAACCTATATGTACGCCAACAACATAGCCTTCACTAACCATAGGAGCTCCTGAGAACCCAGGTTTAGTAGAAACTGAATGCTTGACTGCGTAAGGTAGAGGCAATTGGACCTCCCCCAGGACAGCTCCTGAATGTGCAACCGTAGAAGTTTTATTTCCAAAGAAAGTCACCTCAGGGATGTACAAAGCTGCATTTCTACGCATTTTACCCACTTTACACTTCTTAACGCCCAACATGGCAAAAGAAGCAGTGGATCCAACTAGCTTACAAACATCGTTGCTAACCTTACGTTTAAAACTCTTAATCTCGTATGCTCTTTCCTTATTATAAGGATTCAGCACATAAGTTGAGTCTCGCGCAACATGTGTTGCCGTACATATCGTGTTATCAACTCTAAAACCCCAACCAACATGAAAGCCTTCATTAGTAACAAATTCCACCAGGTAAGGCTGCTTATCTATCGCACGTACCTGAGGATTGGCTAAGGCCTTTTCCGGAACATAACCAAGTAATTCCTGGTTTGAGTTCCTTACTAAGGCCGTACGGCCATCTTGATACTCCATAACTGCTATATCACTCATCAGTAGGGATTTATCGAGTCTACGGAGTTCATTGATCTTATGACCTATTTTCCTGGCCTTAATAAAATAAGAGTACCAGGTGGTACCTAGGTAATACATCAACAAACATCCGAGTCCACGAACCAAATAAACGGAGACAATAAGGACCTTAAGTGCCTCTTGATCTGTCATATAATAACGCATAGCCCCATAAACATGAGCATACGTCTTGGTATAACAGAAAGGAGCACCATATCCAATGATTGTGAACATGATCAAGAAGTGGCAACCCTCATATAACGACGTTAGGTATGACATGCAAAACCACGCTATATCACATAGTCCCACAATCAACCTAGACATCACGAAGGCTAACCACGTCTGCCAATCGGAATCACGGTCAGTAGATAGGCCTTTAGACTCATTGTCTTCTTTAGCAAATGACTCAAAATCAACGTCTTCAGTAATAACTTGATAAATTGCAGCCAAC